CGTCATAAACAATTCGCATATACCACGATGCCATACCTTGGCCTGGCTTGCGATAAACCAAGAATGATAAACCGGTGGCAGGGTCGCTGATCGTCATTTGATCGATGTCCGCGCTGATTGGTTGCAACCCTGGTCGGGCTGCCACAACAACAGCGTCGCGGCGCAAGCAGATATTCGCGGTGGAGATATTGCCCACGGTGATGGCCGCGTTGTCGGCAGGTGCCGCCAGCAAGCCCGGTTCTTGAATCGTGATATTCCCCGATGCCGCATTTAATCCGGTTTCAATAATATATTTATTCGTGTCGCCTGCGATGGTGATTACGTCACCGGCTAAAAAGCCAGTCGCACCGGTCGTGCCGGTATCGAATGGGATTACCGTACTTCCGACCACGAGGGCCGCCGAGTTGACTAGGGCATTCGTCATGGTGCCTTTTGCCACCGTGGTAACGGCTGCCGATTCGCGAATCGCGAAACCGTTAAGATCTCCGAGAACGCCCATACGCAATAGATTGCCGTCGCCTGCTTCGTTCACCTTAAACAAGTTACTGACCTTGCGCAAATTAGCGCCTGCGGTCGTACTGATGATTGCGGACAGGTCCATATTACCTGCGCCGTTGTCCAATAGGATCTTGAGCGCATCGGCTAAGGGCTTCTGGTCGGTCGCGAAAGGGTCAGTACCAGCGGTGCCGGTTGCTCGACTTGCCGCCGCGCGAGCGGCCAGCCATACGTACGACTCGATATTGTTGACGTGAGCGCGGATGTGTTGCTGCACGGTTTGTGCGAGCATGTCTTGAGCGACGCCGCTATTTTCCAAACTACGCTCTTCTTCTGCGGTCATATTCCAACTTGACGTCTTCTCGCGAGCGAGTGTCAGCGTCTTACTGGTGGCGGTGCGGTCGGTGCCGGCGGTGAAAGTTTGCGAAGGGGTGAAGTCCGTGATTGTGGCAATTGGAGCAACGCCAATCTTTACTGTGTCGCCTTTGGCTGCGCCTTGGTCGTTAAAGTCTCGGTTGATTGCGCCCAATATGCCGGTTAATTCGCGCGGCGTGTTGCGCGCTGCGCCGTAAAGGACTGGCGCGAGCGCGGTGAAGGTGTTAGCCATGGTTATTAATTCCTGTCACTAAGTGACGCTGATTGTTTTTTTAGTCGCGGAGGGTTCCGCCGTTTTGGAAAAACGACGATTTTTCTTTTGCGGGCAATTTTTCCCACGCGGCGCGCTGCATTACTTGCTTAGCGGAACCGCTCGCCGTACCCGTTGCGCCGCTTCCTGATGGAGTCGTTGAACGCTTTAGGTGTGGCCTTTTATCAAGATATTCATTAACAAGCGCGTCCGCGCTCATCGGATTTCCGTCTTGATCTAGGCGCGGTCGTCCGTCCTTGCCTACTACTTCAAGACAATTGGTTTTGATGTTTAACTTACAACTGGACACCAGTAAGCTGGCGACATCGTCGGCTGCTTCTGGAAGGATAAATTGATTAGAACGAACAACTGACTCTAGTCGCGAGGCCCGCGTGGATGTTTCAAATCCCGCAATCTGGTCGTTGAATTGTTTCTCTAGGATCTGCCGGGCTTTGTCGAACTCTCCCGCTTTAATTGCGGCCTGAGTCTCTGCGTCTTGTCGCGCTTTTTCAGCGGCAGACACCTGCGCATCTTTCTCCGCCTTTAATCGTCCTAGCTCCTCGTCGCGTGTGCGCAGCTCCTGTTTAATTTTTTGACGGTGTTCGATTTCTTTTAACGCTACCTCTTTTGGTAGCGTTACTTTAACACCGGACGGAAGATCAATCTCCATCGTCTCTTTTGTTTCTTCTGCTGGCATACTACATCCTTCGCGCGTCCGCGCGTGTGGCGTTAGCTTCCGCTAACTGGGGTGGTTGAATTTATCAAATACTTCAAGCTCTTTTTTTTCTTTTTTCAATTCATCTTCAAGAGAAAGTTTTTCCTCTGGCGATAGATTAAAAGATGCCTGTCCAATAGATGCGATCTGCTTGTTCTCAATCATTTTTGGCAAGCCTGCCGCTTGCATCTTCATTAGTAAATCAAGTTCTTCTGACAAATTAATTGCATCGAAGTCATCTGGATAGTCGCAGTCGCCGGGGTATTCCCAATTAAACCCCGATGATAACAGATAAATGATCTTGTTTTCTGCGTACTCCATGGCGTCGGCCATGGCCGCGCATGTGGCGTTTATCTCGTTAAATGCGAATGCCTTAGCTACGCCGCTCTCTGGCTGCGCTGCTTCGGTTGGATTGCCCGGAGATAATCCCGCGCAACGGTACAGCTCTTTGATTTCATACGACAACGAATCACGCACGCTCTGAGCTTGCGCTACGTCTGCCCCTAATTTCCCTAACGCTGGCGTCTTGCCGGATTCACCAGGCAGGCAAAGCGCCATGCCTGGACCAATCGCCACATCTTTGACTTGTTCGGAATTCACGCCAAGAAAAACGGCAGTCGTAAATGTTGCGCCTTGAATCTCTTCGAATAGCCATGAGTCAAGGTTACAGATACGTTTTTGACCTTCGGCCAGCGGTGCGGCCTGAGAGTCTGAATCGCCGCAGTCTGAAAGGATCGTTTTTATGCGAACTAATGGACACCCGCCATAAGTGTGTGGCTCTGGCGCGTCAACTGATGATATAATTAATTCCTTGGCCTCATTAACTGGCTTTAGGTAAATCTTTTGCGTGGTGGTTTCGGTGACGTGCCAAGCAAAAACACCGCCCCGCGACTCAAGTAAGATCGTCGCTTCGATCAACTCGCCCTCGTAGTCGCGCCACCAAATGACGGACTCTGCGTTAATCTTGCGGATTATTCCGCGCTTGTTTGCTTTATTTTCCGCGGCAACGGTTGGCGTCTGTTCGTCGGTTGACGCGTCAGCAAGCCAATAAGAAACGCCGTTAATTTGCGCACTTCGCAGGCTCAACTTAACCAACTGGTCAAACGAAAGGCCCTTGCCGTTTACGTCAGCGAGCAACTCTTGATACGTGGTCGAGCCCTGTGGCCGCGTTGGCTTTTCGCGCGTCACGAAGTCGTTATAGCGGTTGATAATGGGGCGGACGTATCGCCGTACAATTGCTTGTTTTAACCGGCGGTCATAGCGGTTTGACGGTTCGCGCTCGTGCTGTGGCAAAATTGCTGACGCCATCGAATCGACGCCTGCCGCATAATTTCGCGGGGTTACGTCCGACCAATTCCAGAAAGCCCTACACGCCTGCTGCTCTGCGTAGCTGGTGTGATATTCTATTTTTTTTCCGGCTAGGAATTGTGGCACGCGTCCAAGCTACTTGGAATTGCGTCTCGACTACTGGTCCTCAGTACGCCACGGCCCCCGCTTTTGGAATACTTGTCGTCAATCGATAGCGCACCTCGTCCGCTACGTGGTCTTCTGCGCGTGTGTCTATGTCGTCTGGCTTTTTTTCGTCCCGCAACAGGGTCGGCATGGTGCGAATAAATTGCCGACAGGTATCAAAAACAACTAGGCCCGGTGATTCCATCGGCGTTTTTCGGGCATGAACAAATAACTCTCGAACCTTTTCCCAGCCCTGCACTCGACTTCCTGGTCCCTTGTTCGCTGGCGTCCAGCGCACGCCCAGGCGCTCCATCTCGGAAGCGATCGACTCGCGCGACAGCCCAGACCCCGAATCAAAGATAGCGGAGTCCGCGACACCGCCGGAAACATTCCAGCCCTTTTCTTTCTCCCTGTCCTTAATTCCCTTGGCTATTTCAGTAGCGAGCATGCGGCAACCTTCGTTTGGTTTCCCGTTCCAGCCGTACCACTCATCGACCCTTATCCATGAGCCCTTAGCAAATTGCCTTGGCCCCTCGATCCGCTCGCCGTTCGCTTGCGCCCACCATCCAACGCTAAATGGACGCGAGCTGCCCCAGTCGAAGGATCTAGTTATCTCCCAATTGTTAGGAATCTTAAACGGCGCGACAATATGGTGTTTTTGGTCATAGACATCGGTAAACATGCCGCCCGCTGCAATGTCCCAATCGCCAAAGCGCCAAGCCTTTTTTAAGTTCTCGTCTTCAATTCCGTCTAACGTGTTAATGTATTCGGGGTCTGCCTCGGTTAGGATCTTATTCTCAGTAATATCGCCCTTTATGTGTGTCCGTTTCCATCCGTTTTCCTTGTCTGAATGTATGGCGCTTTCTTTTGCGGGGTCGATAAAATAAGACTTAACCCACCCGTGACCGGCCCCCCAAGGGTTGCAGGTTGCTCGGTATTTTCTCGGCATTCCTGGCGCGCTTGAGCGGTTACATGCCTTCATCATTTCATAGCATTCGCCCGTAGGCCAGTTCGTTAACTCTTCCCACCCAATCCAAGGGTACTCGTGCCCGTGATAATCCCAGTAATCGTCCGGCACTCGCATGTGCCGCAACAGCAACTTCTCCCCGCCCTCAAATTCCCAAGTGTAGTCCGACTTATTATAAACCGCGCTTGGATGCAGCAACGGAAACCACTTACGCGTCTTGCTAATTACATCCTCTAATTGCGGAAACGTTTCGCGGAATAATATACCGCGCCAGTCTTGGCCGTGACCTTGGTCTACATGCTGCAAAAAATCCATAAGCAACATGATTGTCTTACCATTGCCGCGCGTGCCGTGGTACAGCACCTCTCGCAGGGGGCACGAAATGAACCGCATTTGTGAGCCTGCTTGCGGATAAAAACCGAATTCATTCACGCCCGTTGTTTCCATTATCCACGCTGCATGTTAACAGCAACGGAGAAGGCGGGATAAATGCAGTTTTAACCGTGTAAATCGCCCCCCGTTTATCGTA